CCTCAGAAAATAACCAACATCCTTGACAGTTAGCATCAGCACACCAGTCAGTAGCAAAAGCAGGACTACTACTTAACAGAAATAGTATCAGAAATAGTATTCTTTTCATCATAGGTAACCTTTATTGTTTTACCTTTAAACTCGTCGGTGACTTCTGTCTTAGTTGCTTTCTCGCCAATAAGCTCGTCCTTAATTGCGTCAATAACTGGTACTGTCAATTCCTTTTGACGCTTCAGTTTTTCAGATTGGAGATAAGTTCTGTTACTTTCAATACGCCTGATAAGAGTCTCACAATGCTGTGCAATATCTTCTTTTACCTTTGCGATAATCTCCTCGTTTGTTCCTGAGGTTTCAAGATACCTAGTCTGTCCTTGCTGAACGACTTCGCCATTAAGCGTGTACTGTGTCTGAACAATAATACTTCCCCTCGCAGGGTCTTGTATTACATCCTTTACTTCTGCTACGCATTGAGCTTGTGCCGAAACACAAACCAAACACATAAGTAATGCTAATATTAATCTTTTCATGTCCTCTCCTTTAATCTGCTGTGACAGTTTCCACCCACATAATTTCGTACCAATCTGTTTCTGGACTTACTGAATTGGTAACATTAAATAACATTCCTTCCCCTGCAATTAAAGCCCCTCCAGAATTAACAGCTTGATAGGTCGCTGCCCCTGTTGTCGCACAAGTAGGTGTCGCTGCCAAAGTGAAAGCGTTAGCTGCTGAATCCGAAAACGAAAACTCTGCTTTTGTCGTGCAAGTTCCTATACACCTACAACCCACATTTGTTACTGTTCTTGCATAAGACTTAGAGCCAAAAGGTATTCCGTCGTCGGCTGCTGCTATATCTTCAACTGTAATTGATTCTTCGTATTTAGATGTTAATACCCTCTGAGCCGTTCCATAATAAAGAAATTGGTCTGAGGTGCTATCTATCGCAATTTGACCTATACTAGCAGGGTCGGTTACCGCTGCCCCATTAGAAATTTCTACTACTGCCCCTCCAAAGTCATGCGTTCCTGTCCACACTTGTCCTGCATGTGAACCTCTTGCGGTTATCTGGGTCTGTGCCGCCGAGGCTAATCCCTTAACATAACTTAATTCAGTTAATGAAGGATAGGTCGCTACCGCTAAAGATACAAGTTCCTTTGAAGCATTGGTCGAAACAAGCTCGGAAGCCGTTGCATAATCAAGCGTCATCTTTGTAGTGATCGTTGGGGAAGCTGAAGGAGCTTTGGCGTTTATCTGGGTTTGAATTGCACTCGTTACATCTTTGACATAACTCAATTCAGTAAGGCTTGGGTAAGTTGCAACTGGAGCTGAAACAACATTCTTGGAAGCGTCAGTTATTACGATTTCTGATGCGGTTAAATAAGTTCCTGTAAGTGAAGTTGTCGCAACAACTGTATCGGCTGTCATCGATGTACCCACAGTAGCATATCCTGTTACCGTTAAGTTCCCATCACTAGGAGATTGCACTGTCGTTACTGTTCCTGTTCCTGTATTCCCACCATCAGCATCCACATCGTCAAAATGAGATAGGATAGTATCTCCAGGGGCAATGTTAGAGCCGTAATTAGTTGTGAAGCCTGTAACAGCAATCTTATTTGCTGTACTGTGGATAATACCGCCGCCAGCGGTTGTGTCCATATACATACCGTAAGCAGTACCACCACCATCACTTGTTAAATGGAAATGATTTGATTGAAGATATTTTTCTACACTAGTACCATGAAGATAGAATAATCCGCAAAGACCAGTATATGTCCCATGAGATAAATTCATATCCCAGTTTGTGTTTTTAATTATACCTTCTGTTATTATCCCTCCGACTACTTCATTTAATCCGATAACCGTATCATCTACGTCGGCTACATCGATACTGATTATACTTTCGTAGATGTCATAAGTTAAAGTCCCAGCTAAATCAATAACAGCGTGTGTATTGGCTCCCGCGTTTGACCCATCAAAATTATAAACTAGTTTGGAGTTTCTTATCTTTAAAGTACCACCGTCGTCGTCTATCAAAGAACCTACATCGCCAGCATCGGTATTGGTTAAACTTATTGTAGAATTAATAATAGCATGTTGTCCTGTACTGTCAGGAGATGTTATCAAGTCAAGACCTGTGGTAGTCGTAGTTAGTTGGACCAGCAGACCTTTAATAGCGCTATTATCTCCCGCATCAGCAGCAAAGGTTATTGTTCCAGCTATAATAACATTGCTTTTCTTACCAACACCTTGCAGAGAAACAAAATCTTCCATCGTGATATTCTCTGTATAAGTTCCAGGATAAATTAACACTGAGTATCGTTTATCCGTTGCGTTATCCCCGATTGCATCAATAGCGGTTTGGATAACTGAATAGGCACAACCAGACTTACATACTTCTAATGTTTGTTGCTTAGCAATCCTACTTGCCTGCACATCATCAGGTCCACCAGCACCACCATCTACTAAAGCCCATGAGATCGTAGCCGTATCTTTAAAATTAGCTGTGGTGTCAACAGCACCACTATTAACAGTAACCACATCACCGCTTCCACCACCTGCCGGTAAATCATCGTAGTCACACTCCCTCGCCCCAACTCCTGCCTCATAACAAATGAATGTATCTCCACTTTCAAATGTTCCTACTGCTGCATAGGCTTCAACGAGAGAGATACCTTCTTCACCTAAGTAAGTCATACTGCCCCAGTTTATATGCGTATCATCCATTGAATTCGCACCAAACCTTATTGCCCCTGCAGCATCCGTATTGACATCACCAAAATCAGTTGATGGTGTGAAATTAGCAGGACCTATCCCCGAAAGAACTGAGAAAGTTATTGCTCCAGCACCATTATCTCTAAGATAAGTATTCGCTGCCCCTCTTGCTGTCGGCATAAGATAATCAGCTATCCCCGGCCCGATCACGATTCTGTCTATGGAAAGACTGTTCAACGCTTTGTTATATGTGAAAGTTGACTCTCCGTTAAACGCTCCGCCATCGTTGAACTGTACCTGAGTATCAGCCCCACCAGGCGTACTTGCCCCACCACCAATAGTTATTATTGTTTTACCGCTATCATCTGTTGCCGTAACGCCTGCCCCTGTAAAGTTAAGGTAAGGTCGAGACCTTACAGTTGTTCCCTCGTCTTGTATAAGATGGGAAGTTGCCGTAGCACCTCCGATCGTCGTTTCAGACTCAGCAAAACATGGACTCGCCAATAATAATATCGCCGCTACAATACTAAATAATTTTTTCATTTAGATAATCCCAGTTCCTTTAATTTATCTTCGATGCTTTTATCTTGCAATAAGCTGTCAAGGATCTTCGTAACCTTCGCTTCCTTTAAAGCTACGCGATCTCTGTCTGCCTTCAAAGACTTTGCTTCGGAAACATTAAACGATTCATTGTTCTTGACCTTTAATTCTCTCTCTTGAAGATTCTTAATGATGTCTTGAGACTTTTTAATCAACGCAATTTTTTCTAAATTTTTTCTTTCAAGGCCTTTCTTTAAAGATAGATACTTATCTTTTTCGGCCTCACACTCTTTAAGAACTATTTGAGCATCAACTTTTTCTTCAGCCGCATTTGTCTTAGAATCTTTTGCGTCTTTTAGGTTATCCAATACCTCTGACTTTAAATCTTCAAGTTCAGCATTAAGTTCATCAGTCCTCTTTGCCTGTGCAACTTTTTCATCTTGCATTTGCTTTACTGACTTAATTTGATTTTCAAGCTGAACGCGTAACGCCTGGACACCTTGCGCCTTAATCTTTGTTTCCTGATTAACTGCAAGAGTCTCGGCTTTAATCTTCGCAACCTCATCTTGATCGGCCGTAAGTTTAATCTCGCGCTTCTCGGCATCTTCGGTGAGCTTATCAATCTGTTTTGAGATAGTAACATTGTTATGGCCTAATTTCTTGGCCGCTTGCTTTAACTCAGTAGATTTATTTACCGCAACATCAGATTCTAATACAGCACTTGCCTTACGAATATTAGTCTCATTAATATCTAACAAAGCATTTTCTTTTTCACGCTTTAATTTATCTATATCTTTATTAAGAGAACCTATCTTTTTCTCTAGCTTTTGGATCTCCTGAACGGCTGCTTGTTTTAACTTATCTATACCTGACATTTTTAGCCTCCTTACATTTATGAAACATCATAACTCCGAGGTTTTAATTGTTGCATACACGATTCCAGCACCACCGGTATCGGTACATTCTATTTTAATTGCATCGCCAGCTTTTATATTGCACTCGCCTTGTGGCCGCCATATAAGATCGGTTTCTGATACCAAAGCTACATTAAGAAGCTCAACATCATAGGTCGCCCCATTAGCTGAATCCAATGTTATCGTAACCGTTTCCGAAACAGCCGCCGAAAACTTAAAGGTTATCATTTCAACCTTACGCTCTCTTGCGACCGTCGTCGTATAATCTAACGCCGCAGTAGATAAATCCTGCGAGGTTGTTATGTCCTTTGATAAAAAATGAGCTGATTTCATTTCGCCCCCTTACTTGACGTACTTGATTGTCAGTACAGCCGTTGCCGGATTCGTTGATGCCCCAACTAGCTTAAATCTTCCATACATAAGCTCTGCTGAATCAACGAAACCGGCATAACCATCAAACTCAATATGACCCCAATTAATAATAGATTTCTCATTTTACTCCCTCCCGATTAATGATTGATTGCTTAATATTCCAAACAGCATAACTCCTAAATACTGATAAACACCTAGTTGAAAAATGAAAGAACCACACGATACAAGGTGTAATAATAAAAACAAACAGATAAAAGGTATCAACGGATTTGCGCCGTATTCGCGCAGTCTTAGCGCCTTTTTAAAACACTCGTAATTCGCCATAAGATATAAAACTAATCCTATCATACCTAATGAATATAATATCTGTAACGGATCGCTATGCGCCTGCTTAAATGGATGCCTGACACCAGAAATAGGCTTAACGTACTTATGCTTTTCTGGTGATAAATATACATAACTGCCAAGACCAATCCCAGTAAATGCCTGTGATTTAATAGATCCATCGGCTATCGGAGATGTCCTTATATCTTCAATGATATTTTTATATACTGTACTTCGACCACTCATATCTGAAATCTTGAAATCTTTGACCACCATTACCATACAAACTGCCGATATAACCATTATGTATGGTAAAAGTCTCGGCCGGCTTAACATTAAATAGACAGTAGCCGCAACACAAGTCGCGCCAATAGCCATCTTTGAATCGAGAATGAATAGAAAAAGCGCCATGAATACAGCCGGAATATATTTTTTTAATGATAGCGCTGAAATAACGCCAAGACCAATGTAGGGAGATACTAATGTCGGTTGACCTAAATTACCGATCATGTGAGGTGTTTTAACTGTACCAATTATCGCAACGTCTTTGACAACATAGAACTGATCCGCGCCGATCCATTGGGTAAATACATAGAACGTCATCGCCAATGCTGTATAATAAAGCACCGAAATAACCTGTTTTTGAAGTTTTTTTGTTAAATCAAGGCTGGATACGCCTAAATACATGAGGAAATAAATAAAGATTTGGCCTGCTGGTTTCCATAGCCAGAAAGATGACGAGTCAATTCCATTTACAATAAGAGGAATATTCGTCGCCCTATTAATACTGATCGGGATAAATACCAATAATGCCAAGAGCCATTTATTAGACACTCTTAAATTAATACCCCGGTAAAGAGCAGCTAGGCCTATCATCAGCGCAATTAATAGCGATAACGATAGCTTCGCCACTCTTGTATCAGGTGTTATAACTACGGCATCAGGGAACAATCTTATGATGATCTCATAAAACGGAACTAAGGCTATTCCTATCAGCAAGATGATCTTTCGATAATCGATTGCCATAAGTTTATTCCTTAGTTGTCATCGACCCAAGTACCTGTTCTTTGCGTACAATACCACTTTGTTGATGCCCCAACTATCGTAACGCTATCTCCGGTTGCGCCAGGAGATCTTAATTTATCTCCAACGGCCATACCGTCTGTTGCTCCACTATTAACACATCCAACAAACTTGTCGGTTGACGCAGGATCTAACGCTATATCTAAAGATCCGTCACCATGACCAGCTTCTTGAACAAATGTATATGTTAATCCAGAAGCAGCAGTTGGTAAAGTAATTGTTGTAAATGACGTAGGTGTTATTGCAAATACTTTTCCACTCTCTGCTGCCGTTACTGTATCGTTAGTTGTTGCCGCTTCAACAGTTTGCTTTAAACCAAGAACCTTGCCTAAACTATCAATTAAAACTTCTTGGCTATCACTTGCAGTTACAGAAAATAAATTCGTAGCTGCGTTTGCTGCCCCACTAAACATAAAAACTATTAATAGAGCAACTAAAATAGATAATCTTTTATACATCCTATTCTCCTTTTAGTTTAGGAGGGAGCATAAGCCCCCTCCATTAATCTCTATTATTTACGCTCCAGTACTAGCAAAACCACCGCGCCAGTTATCATTTCCAACATCATATCTAGCCCTACCCTTAAAATTGTAGGCTTCAATGTTGTAGTCAATCCAAGACACGAAATGAGGTTTTTGTCGCCATACGAACTTGAAATATCCAAGTCCCGGAAGCATGATGTACCAAGCTGTATCTGATCCACCATTAGCAGCGTTCAACCATACATCTTCAACTGGCTTGTAAGTAAACATACCCTTACGAGTTGTGAATTGGTTGATATTCCTCATCGTTGTATCCGGTTGCTCTGTCGCCCTGTCACTCAAAACACGAGCAACTTTACCGCGAAGTGCTGGCGGATAAAGCAATACTGGATCTTCTGTAATTGGAATTGGAATTGCCTTCATGTCATAAGCGTTGTCGGTAATTGATTTTTCAGCAGCTTCTAAGTTGTCATGTGAAAATGCACCGGAAAGAAGATTGCTGTATTGATTACCAGTTACTTCTCTGTTCTGAGGATGTGCAGCACTAAACGTGTACTGACCATCAGGCCCGGCTACACTAAAACCAAGATAAAGGTGCTGTGCTTGGTCATACGCTTGTCTTGCACGACCGCCCCTACCCATTTGTTCTGCTGAACTTACTTTACCCAACAAGGCATATTCGTCATCATCAGATGCTTCAAATGATACTTGGAATTGCTTAGTTGTTTTTGCGATTGTATAGGTCTTTTCATAACCTACAACTGGATCTTCGATGTTTCCACCAACTAATTCATCTTGATCTTCCCACATCCCTAAAGAACTAAGGTCATCGACCTTGAAATCCTTTTGAGTCGTATTTTCTTCTTTAAACGCAGCAGAACATCCTTCAGGATAATCCGCATACGCGCCTAATAAAAATTCATCATAAATTGATGTATATAATGCACTTACACTATCTCTTATTGTTGCCATGATTATTTCCTCCTTCAAACGAAAAACGGTTAATTTTAGTCTTGATCCATTACAACAAACTCGCCTTTGACATAGCCATAGGTGTTGTTTGCAATAGCGTCAGTTGAGATGTCGATTGCAATAACTTGGAAACCCCAAGCTACACAACCTGTATCACCTTCATCAACGCTATCATTTTTCTCAAGATCAATGATCGTACCCACGTTAGTCTGAGCTACAACTGCGGCTTCTTCAACCTTAACCCAGAACTTCAAACCCTGAAGCGGTGGAATAACTAAAAGACTTTCTCCACTCGAACATCCATGGGCTGCTACCCCTAAAAACTCCTTCGCAAACGCCAATATAGCGTTTGTTGCGTAACCGTTTCCGTCATCGTGGATGGCTTGCCCCTTAACAATAGTTACTGCCGCGGCCGTAAACTTTCTCATTCCGGACTCTTCAATACTATTGTCTAATGTGAATCCATCTTTGTAGTAATATTTAGACATCTTAACTACCTCCTTAAAACAATAACGGTTAATTTACTTTTTTAGTCCTGATCCATAACTACGAACTGAACTTTGGCGTAACCATAAGTATTGCTCGCAATAGAATCGGTTGAAATGTCAATAGCAATAATCTGACATCCCCAAGCTACACAAGTATTATCAGAAATATCAATACTGTCGTTAGCATGGAGATCACAAATTTCACCGACATTACTCTGATCTAAAACTTCATCATTTTCAACTTTGACCCAAAACTTATAGCCCTGGCGTGGAGGAATAACTAAAATATCCTCTCCGCTTGTGCTACTATGAGCCGCTATTCCTAAAAAAGTATTAGCAAATGCTGTCGTCGCGTTAGTTGCTAAACCAGCCGTATCGTCATGAAGGGCTTGTCCTTTAGTAATCGTAACTGCGGCGGAAGTAAATTTGCGTAACCCTGATCCTAATACATTGGTGTCAGGTGTAAACCCATCTTTATAGTAACTCTTATTCATCTCTAATACCTCCTGTTAGTAATCATTAATACTCAGCTTTATTTCAGAAGGTATATCGGTGGGTTTTTTAGCAAAATGAGGCCATCCGCAATCAGTACACTCAGGCTTTTCTTCGCCCGGAAGATAGTTCTGCTCTAGTCCACACCTTCCACAGATGTAGCCAAGCTCTCTTCCTTCTTCATGTCTAATATTACCCATGCTTAGTCCTTATCTTGTGAGGGATCGTAAATGCCCCCCAAACCCATTTCAGTCCTACGATCCAGATTAGCTTTCGCTTTCGCCGGATCAAGTCCTGCCTTCTTAAATAAAGCCTCTAACTTTTGTAAATGATCTGATTTTGAACCTATTGGCTTTGTAACTACATGAGCTGCCGTAGAACTATTGCTCTCATCAACACTTTCCCTACGATCGGCTTCACTTTTCAAAGCATCCTCCTTTATTTTTGCAACCTCATCCTCAGTATATAACTTCGGAGTTGGTTTTGTTTCCTTAGCACCAGCCAACCTTATTTCAAGCTCGGCCGCAACTTTGTCTCCAAAGTCGATTGCTTCCATCCACTTAGGATTCTCTTTAACGATCTGATCGCATATTGCGTATTCAGGGTATTCACTTTCGAGTACATCAAGAACTTCGCTTTTGCTTAACCCCTTTTCCTTTAACTCTAAAACCTTTGCTTCAGGCCTTACGTTTGGGAACTTCTCAGTTAAGCGTTTAACAGATTTGTCTTGCTCTGCCAAAAACTCCTCGGCTTTTTCAGCCATCTCAGCTTTTGTTGCAGATTCGTTCTGTAACGAAACCCTGCGTTGCTCATTCTTTGCTACCCACCTTTGCGCTGCTAACGGATCTTCGTCATTCCAAGTTTCCCAATCTTCCTTCGTCATCTCACGCCTTTCGACATAAGGTTTTTCTTTGTCCTCAGTTATTTCAGTAAGGACTCTTTGCTCTTCAGCTTGGACAGCGTTTCTCTCAACCACAGGTGTTGTTGCAATCGCTATCTCACTCTTCAGCGATGCAATCTCGGTTTCATGCACCGTATCACCTGTTTCTTTGGCACGCTCTAAATCCTTCAGCCTACCAAACATCTTTGAGATCTTCTTCTCGGCCTTCTTCAGCTTCCTAGCGAGTTGTTTATCAGTAGGTTCGCCTTTCCTCTTTTCTTTAATCTCTTCGACTTTCGTCTTTTCTTCTTCTTCTAACTGATCCTCCGGCTTATCTAGCAAATCCTCGTCGCTGTCATCAGCCGCTTCTTCAGTCTGAATTTCCTCCGCAGTCTTTTGTTTAGGCTCTGCGACTTCCTCTGCTTTTTTGGTTTCCTCAACCTTCTTTACTTCTTCAGCCTCTTGTTTTCCTGCCAGGAGATCGCCCAACTTTTTCTTTCCTAGCTCTAAAACGGTTTCAAGACTCATGTTTTTCCTCCTGGAAAATTATTTATTAAATGGATTTTTCTTTGGTCTGCCGGCTTTTTTAGGTTCTAGTGGCTCTTCTGCCTTTGGAGCTTCAACTACCACCTCTTCCTCTGGAGCTTCCTTAGAAGCAAATCCTTCGTCGGCCATCTTTTGCAGTTTAACTTTGTTTTCCTTTTCAAGTTCCTCCGCATAAGCATCCAACTTCCTTTGCTTCTCAACAGCCGCTAAATCATCCGCTACCGCCAAATCATGTGGCATTTGGCCTCTTGCTGGATTCCTCGGCATAATGATAGGATTTTTGTACTTCTTCTTATCCATTGTTTTGGTCGTCGCCATTACTCATCCTCCTTGTTACTTTCGGTTTTTAATGCTTCCATTCTATCGTCAACGAGACTAAGGAGCTTACCAAGTTCATCGTACCCGGCTCTCGAATCCTGTGCCTCGACTATTTTCTGCTGACGCATTAAATTTAATGTTTTCTTAATTAAACTAGCTTGCCTATACCTAATCAGCTTTTTAAAAACCATCCATCCTTCGTTTTTCTTTAAACTATGCCAAAGAGCGATTTCTTCGTTTACTGAATTAGCAAACATTTCATCCATGTAATATCTCCATATCATATCAATTCTGATGTGTTATATGCATATTTCCCTCATAACACATCAATTATGATGTTTTAAGCTAGGTAACGATTTGCCGAGAACCAGAGTTAGCTGGTGCTAAAGACTCGTATAGTCACGTTACATAGACATCTATTCTTATTGGAGTCCGATTAGCTAATTCTACGTATCTCCTTCCTAAGAATGTCTATTACAATCTGCTTTGCGTTCCGATGGTTTATAGCAATGATTGTGTCTACCTATTCCACCACTAGCTTATATCTATCGGTTTTTAAAGAACTCACGTCTATCTTCTTCTACGGCCTCTGCCTGCCCCACGACCTCTACCTGGCTTTGCATCACCCTTCTTACCAACCCTTGGCGTACCTCCGCAACTACCTTTTCTAGCTGTCATATTAATCTCCTTTTATCTTGCCAAGTCCACCCGGAGGCTGCCCCATGCCTGGCGGTACTCCCGGTTGCCCTCCACCAATAGGCGCTTCAGGTGGCAATCCCCTCTTCTCATTAAGGATTTGACCCATCGCTATATTGTTAGCCTGCTGCTCTTGATATGCCTTATTGACCTGTTCAATCATTCCAACATATAATTGCATCATATAATTATCGAAGTTCTGTCGGTATTCTTTGTCAAGCGTATGGTAATCTTTGTCTTTCTTCTCGCTTAGACCCATGAATAACGTCATTACATCATCGCCTTCTTCAATCGATAAGACCTCGCCTTGCTTTATCTTTGTCCACGCTTGGTCAACAACCTTTGCCGATCCGAAATCAACTCTTGGTTCAGGTGGCATAATCATCTCAACATTAGGTATCCCAACCTTCTCTGCCGCGTTCTTTGCTAAATGCCATGAACCTTTAGGATTAATCTGCGGATTAAACCACATTGTTTGACTCAATGATTCAAGACCCCATAACGCTATCTCACGCTCTAATGTCTTTGAACCTGTTGCTATATCAGGAGTTAAACGTATATTATACTTGCCTCTGATGGTTTCAATCGAGAAATTCTCAAATAACTTCTTGCCATCTTCTTCACCTAAAACCCTGTCGCCTAGATCCGAAGGACTCCAATCTTGATAGAACTGGAACAGCATCGTGATAGCTTCAGCTATATCCGCCTGGATACGCTTTACCCAAAGGCCAAATCTCGTTTCGCTTTTTTGGTTAATGAGCATATCTCTTGTTGCAGTTCCGGAAACACCCTGAGTATTGCTCATAAAGTACGATGCAGCACCAGTCAATCGTTCCGCCATCTGGAACAATAGGTTAATATCTGATTCAGCCCAAGCTAAAGACCTGGTAAGGTTCGGGAAATTAACGGACTTGGGATCATCTGTTGGGAACAAATCGCCCGGCCTTACCCTGAAATTCTGCTGCTGAAAACTCTCATCTGGTTTATAGAAACCAAAAGGTACGTTTGAAACATATTGGAAATCACTCTTCTGATTCCATACATTATTGAACGCATTGGATACCGGAGCAATAAGCCTTGGAATAGATTTACCTGGAAACAACCCTGGCCTGCGAATAAGACCACTACCAATAAACGGTCGCTTACCGGTTCTTGTGATCTTCCTTAACGGCTTCTTTGCCATTACGGTTTCAGTCAATGGCTCATATGTAATGCGATACTCTTCAAACTTACCATCGGCTTCATGCTTGCCATATCGTTCCAAAAGGTCAACTTCAAAGTCAACTAAATCTTTCGTTGTCAACTCATCCCTCCTCAACCCTTGTTTCTTTTCCTTTTCCGTAGCTATCTTTGAATCACAAATCTTCTGTTTAAGTTTCTCAACAAAGTCTTTCGGATCGCCAATGTTCTTATAATATCCACGCTCGGCTTCATCAATAACATCTATCGCGCGTTTATGTAACACATGAATTAAAAATGGTTTTTCTTGTAAGGTCTTTCCAAAGGTAGGATATAAAAGGTCGTCGAGGTTATCTATGTTTTCAAGTACGGCTTTCTCAAATCGTTTCTTCTCGGTTTCAATCTTGTAACCTAAGAACTTAGCCCTTTGTCCATCAACCTTTACTTCACGAGGAATACGCCTGTCGATCCACTCATACCATACTTTCCATCTGACTTTAAATATTGATGTTCCCATTGTGATACGGTTATGTATAAAGTCATCGATCTCCGGGAATACATTACACTCTTGATCTGAACACATCCACTTAGCGAACTTTGCGCTTTGATCTTTGCGGTCAATATCCGTTGACTCAGTTGCGGTCATGTGGATCGTATCAGGTGTCCAACAAGTTCCCAATAGAGTCGCTTGGTAACTATCACAAATAGCAGCAGTCAACCCTAAGTTCCTATCAGATTGCCAAGACTCTTTATCTAAGTCCTCGATCTCAGTAGGCTTCGCGCCTTCATACATCAATAAATCTTTAATGCGATCGGTTATCCAACCGGCCATCTCTGTTGTTGCTTGGGAATATTCGGCTTTAATCTGTTTGGTAAGTTCTGTTTGATCTGTTTGGGAAATATTGTCTGATTCTAATTCAGGTGCGACTCGTTTTTCTACTTTGTCTACATGCGAGAGGGGATTTTTCTTTGACATAAATTTCTTTCTCCAATACCAAAAAAAGAAGCAGCCCTCTTGCGCAAGGACTGCCTCTTCATATTGGTACAGATTTCTCCGTCGAGAAACCTTAGATTTATTTATTCATAGGAAAACTAATTATAACTTATTATAGTCTATGTGTTTTTATTTGTCAACACTTTGTTCGGTTAGTGAACATTAAGCGCAAGTAACGCATTTTCAATAGTCCTAATTACTGCATGACGCTCTTTAGTCCAATCAGCTTTATCCCATCCCCGATCCTCTGCTAAGTCCTGAAGTGGCGATAACAATAACTCCAAACATTCATGTAACGCCGTTTCTTTAAGAAACCCATCTTTAAGATAATCGACATCGTACTTCTTTGCAAGACCTATTGTAGCGGTTCTGTCTTGGTATGATGACCAACATGAACCAAGCGCATTGTTATGAGATTTGTGCAAAATCGTTACTGTCCAAGATTGAAGTCCAAGTATTTCTATCCATCCCAAACAATATGACTCGAATAAAGCAAACTCATCATCAGTAATTAATCGATTAGCCATTAAGCGCCACCAGGCGTTGCAAGTCCACCGTTACCACCTGGCGTTACGATTCGATTACTAGCTCTTTGCCCTGCCTTTATGTCTTGAACCTTAACGAACTGCCTTACAATCGGAACTTCTAACATCAACATCCCAATCCCTTGAGCAAAGTATCGCGCTAGGTTTGGATTAACCATCATTCCCAACTCACCATCTTTACTGACCTTAATAGCCATAACGATCTCATCATTGTCCGTAAACTCTGCCGGACACTCTTCAAACTTAGCCTTCTTTGCCTCTAACTTCGCGTTCGCTTCGCCCATGTCCAACTCCTTTTGTAATGTTCACAGCTTGGTTTACTTTTCCAATATATATAATTACCATAGCTTCCTTTGCCATAGCAAACACTATCTAATGAAAGATATTCACAAGAACAACATCCCTGAAACTCGCTATATCCCCTTAACTTCCATACTGTCCATGCTAAGATAGACGCTGCTGCCATAACAAAGCCATAGAACATAACCGTCCACCCAATAACTAGAGCAATCGTATTCATTACTTATTTAGGCCTCCTTTACTGGTTCATATGTAGCTTCAAATATATCTGGCTTGCAAGGATAGAACTCGCCCTTGACACCCTTGATGATCCAATCGTTCTCGCTTGCCACCATCAATCCTTCGTTCGTAGGAATGTGCATACCTATTTTATTATCTGGTAATCCAGGTATTCCAGAACACTTACCCTCCTGTAAAGTTCCCACATCAGCATGTTCGCACATCTCGTTCCAAGTATCCCATCTTAATTGAACTGCCTCAATTACTACTGGTTTCTTCCTGTACTTTGGCATTCAGGCCTCCTTTAGTTTGTGCATATCTTCTAACTCAAAATCCCAAGGAATAAATATCTTTAAACCGTCGTGTATTGCAAAGAATCTTTTACATCTTTCACAATATAATTTTCTAGCTCCAGGAATAGTATCATAACCCTTAACCACCTTTAATTTATGAAAAAAGATTTTACACCATAGGTTCGCCATTAATAGCTCCTTTTCTTTCCTGATTCAAACTCCTGTTTAACTATGAACCGAGGATTTGACATACAGAGATACCTAACCAGATCGCAGTTAGCCACTAGAATATCATTGGCATAATATCTGTGACGACCCTCGACCGTTATATTATAAACTGTTTCTTTTGAGTTTGGTAGCACTTTGACTACGGCCACCGCATTTTCTGGAACAGGTTTTTGTTGCAGAGTATTTGTTGATAGAAAACGTGGAATTACAGACAACACAGATTCGCTGTTCATTGTCAACGCCGGATTGCCTACGGTATCTTGATTTGCAATTATTGGAACAAAATTTAAAATCCCAACACACTTTAGTTTGAAATTCATTCCCACACATTTCACATATTTTAATACGAGGTGTACGATTCTTCCAAATCTTTTTAAATTGCCTAGATGCAACTTCTCTCCCATCCTTGCTTTTATGCCATGCTGCCATTTTCTTACTATGTCCTGTATGCTTTTGGATTCGTTCACTAAGCTCTCTTCGACGTTCTTTTGAGTATGGATGTTTCGCCCAATGTTCCTTAACCGTAAGAAGTTCAAGATTAGAAATGTCATTATTAAATTTATCACCGTCGATATGATGCAGGTGCATCCCTTTCGGAATTTTCCCATTAACTTTTTCCCAAACTTCTCTGTGAAAAAATCTTGATCCAAGTTGCAAATATCCACTTCTTCCAACTTTCCAATCGTATGTCCTTTTTCTTGCCATACACATATTGTATCACCATATCGCAATAGGTCAAGAGAAACTTTTAATCCATTTTGTAAATAAATTTGATGGTTAGGCGTACCGCATAATTCTTTTCCATTAGAAAACGTAACCGCTACTGTTGGTCTATTAAACCCAGTTGCCATTGATACTAATACTTTCCTCAATCCAATATCTGTTTCCACCAAGTCACCAACCTTAATATCTTCGATTGGTATTTGGCCACATGAAGTTCTTACCATTGTTCCAGCCACAAAGCAGAAATCCTTGAACGCTTCCTTCGGCTTAACCTTGTCCTTAACATCACCATCAGCAGAGGTTATATCCTTACGGCTATATCTTGACATGTGCCTTATGTGATTCGTACAATTATCACAGATAAAAAACTTTGGCTGAACAATCAACTCGGCATCCTTTTCCTCCCAATGTAAGAACTGTCTGACCTGTAAATGCCCTGCCTCAACTGAATCAATGCCATCTTTATATATCAATCCTCTCTTTTTAAGCTCTTCAACCGGCGTTGTCTTGGCCTGGCCGCCCTGTCTTTGAGCCAACTGCATTGTCTTATTCCCGAAATTAGGGTCAATTATGCGCTTAATGAACTTATTCTTGACTCCTTGCATAAGAATTGACTCTTTCATTTTGATATACTTGGCATATTCATCATAAGTCTTGTCATCATAAAGCATATCATTGAAGTTTCGTTCCGGGTATTCCTCAATAGCACACACAGAACCGGTCGGATGAACTGCATACCAACCAATCGCCCAAGGTTTCCTATCATGCGGATCAAGTACATTGTATATTTGACACCCAGATAGCTCTACATCCTCTCTTCCGATAACATGGACATCCTTATTGAACGATGGATATATCTTGCCTTGTAGGTTGATTGGGATGCCATAGAAGCGGCTTTTAATCTCCTGTCTGGTCATCAGCTTGGCTTCTTCCATCATTCGCTCATAATTGATGTATGGATTGTTCTCAGTCCAAAGGAAATAGAACTTAACACCGTTCTTTTCAGCGATCACAGGCAGCACTTCATCAACTAAAGCAGCATAACGGCTCTTGATAACCGTATGCCCTTCAAATATCTCTTCAATTAACTCCGTAACACCGCGCAAAGAAGTCATTGAAAGCAACAACTCGCCATCCCTGTCAAGCAATCTCATCTTAATCTCTTGCCATATATCCAGGTCAGGCTCTTCATCACACCACGCAAGGTCAATAGCATCACCCTGAAACGCCTCACGCTTTTGGTCATAAGACTTAAAGATCGCTAAGGATCTGTTTTTAAGTAATAGCTTACGGTTCGTATAGCCATTGATCTCATCATAACTGCCGTACTTGATTTTATGTAAAGGCATGAGCCTTGCCATCTTAGCCTGTTGAATGTTCACAGACTCAGCAAAGGTTAATGCACAACACCAGAACCTTGCGGCCGGCATTGAGATCATCTTCTTATCTACATAACAACTGACGGCTTCAGTCTTTCCGGAATTATGATGAATCGCGCCACACGCATAATAATTATGATATTTGGGAACAGTAAAATCCCACTTGACATCTTCCCTGATATACTCTATACTGATTATAGCCGAATAAGCGGTATTACGAAAGGAGTTGTCACGTGGCATGGCACAACAAGAACGAATATCCTGTAAATCAGATTCGGGAATGGATTGAGGTTGAAGGAAAAACTCAAGCATGGATTGGTAAGCAACTTGGATTTGACGCAAAGCTAATTTATAAAGTTTGTAAGAAGCATGGAATAAAATGCCAACGAACTGGGCCTCGATCCGGCTCTGGCCATCCTGATTGGAAGGGTGGCAGATTGATCGACGGCGATGGCTATGTTTTGGTGTATTGTCCTGAACATCCTTATGCAAGAAAGCCTCGCGGGTGCTATGTGCTTGAGCATCGCTTGGTGATGGAGTATCATTTAAAAAGATTTCTTTCTCGCTCAGAGGTGGTGCATCACAAGAATGGAAACAAACAGGACAACCAGATCGAAAATCTACGTTTGTTTTCGAATAATTCTGAACATCTGAAACATGAGTTGTCTGGTAAGATTCCGGCTTGGACTTCGGAAGGAAGATTAAAAATCCTTCATGCAATAAAGAAACTGGCTGATAACCGTAGAGGCCTAACACTTGATGAGTACCAGAACAAACGAAACTCTCGCCAGAACATAGCGTAACTTTAAACATGCTCCCAGCATCTTTCGTGAAGGGCTTGCTTGCTTCTGAAATAACAAGCCTCTTGCCATCCCATGCAAGTACATGGAAGTTTTCTTTTATCTTCCCAACGGCAATAGATTGCTTTAGGACAGGATCATATATCTCTGTTTCTGCCCCCAAACATCTGTTGCCCCCGAATATCACCTTGATTTTGGCTGGATCATTAGCCCATAGCTGCTGCTGAGGTAGGTATTGGTGAGCCATCAGAGGATTCTTTTTGGCTCTTGCGGCGTACTCTTGCGCGTACTTAATATCAGGTATATCCATAAGTCCTTGATAATGCGCAAGTTAGGTTAAAATAAAACGCTCTCATTCACTCGTCAGCGAACGATGTTAGCTTAATAGGTACTTGATACAGGTAAGTATCGCCAAAACAATCAATACACCTATGCTAAATCCACTAAATGAGGGTGAACAGAAACAGGTATGCTAAGTAACGATAGCTTTCCAGCCTTCTCCTTCAGCCAATCGGTGATGATTTCGTCATGAACAAACATGCCAACCGTATTGGGATATAATAAATCTGTCAATTAGTGCATTGTCTTATCCTTTCCAGCACCATAGCAGCGCATAAAGACTGAAGCCGATGATGCTTATGAAAAATAGCGTGAAACTTAATTGTCCTAGCATGTCATATAATTAGTGCATTAGTTAAACCCCCTTGCCCTTAATGTTTTCATGAACTCTTCATCTGTCTGTTCTGCAAACTCCGGGTGTAAGCCATGCTGTACTTTCGCCTCATACATATCTGTGAAGATTTTGAGATGCTTACCTAATAATTCAAGCGATCGGTTTGCACCTGATGAATCAAACTGCCAAATTCCAACAACCGTTTCTGTGCCATCCTCCATTTCAACAATGGCTTCGGCCTGTTTCATCTTCTTTCCATCACGAACCATTACCATCTTCTTTTCCATGCAACGATCAGCTACCTCTCTAATTGAATTAAGAACATAATCTGCTGTAATTTCTGTGCGTTCTTGTTGTTTTTTCATAAGTATGTTCAAATATTGAACAATCAAAGGTTTTCTTAGGTTTTCCCAAGCTATTACGGCTGATGTCTTTACAGAGTATCCAGACCTGATTGCAGCTTGAGTTGCATTGAGATCTATTAAGAACTCATGACAGAACTTCTTTTGTTTTGGTGTTAGTTTATTTTTCATTTAATTTCCATCGCGGATAACTGGCTTTCATCTTTTGGCATTACGATAACAGATCCACTATCAATCGCATCTTGAGATATTAACAACCTAAATCCCTGGGGATCAAAAATCATTCTGACTATATTGCCACCGCGCAAACTTAGCCTCCCGATTTGTTCACAAATTACATCGTCAGTATATGATTTTTTAAATTTAAAGGTATCTTCCATCTAATCCTCATTGATTATATCACTAAATCTTAATTAGCGGTAGTTTTTTAACTTCTGAATAATCTGCTAGATCCTTTGGACATTCGTGCCACTTGTTACGATCGGTGTTCCACTTCTTCCTTCGCCTTGCAAGAGTAGCCGCAGACTTCCGATGATGTTCGGCTTTGCGTTTCCATTTTTCATCTAGCTTGGCCTGGGTCAGCATAAAACCACATCCCTTATTACAACTAAGACCTCAACGAACGGTATTGAATAAAAACCACTACCATCCATCCTGAAATCAGGTTTGCGACTCGGCCTTTGAATATAAACTATATCCCCTTCTTTACATGGCGGCGGAACTTTCTTCTGTTTTGGATATGCCGGTGGTGTATAAATCCCTCCTACTGAAACGGCTTCGCACTTAATTGACCTATCTGAACTGTCATCACCTATATATAATCCTGATGCGGTCGTTCGTTCTTCCCTTAAAACCCTTACAACCATTTTGCCATCGATTGATTTGATTTTACGTTTCATTTTAATCTCCTATAGCCATAAACTGCGTATTGATACTGCGTATTGATTATCCCACCTTTGCCAAAATATAATCTGGCCTTAATACGATTAACTTTTCACCGTCAACTTCAACGGTCTTGCCTTCATGCCTTTCAAATAAAATCCGATCGCCCTCTTTTAAAGGAGCTTTGCTTTCCTTTCCTACATACGCCACAATCCCATAGAACTCTCCGTAATACGATTGAGCTTCTTCCGGGATAAATATATTCCCGGTCTTTTCTTCATGTTCCATCTTAACTAAGATATTATCGTATGGTGTTTCAAGCATTAGATTTCCCCTGTTGATAATTAATAAACCTTCCTTGGATCATCACGCATGTCTTACAGGCATCCCCTTCATTCCTGCAATCGTCTTTAAAGCATTTCTTGTCATCTGTTTTACCTGGATTTACTTGAAATTTCTTTTTCGCATATTCGTTTCCGTAACTCATTTTGCCTCCAATCTTTGTTCTATTGCCGATACCCTTCTGTGAAGTTCTGTGTAGTTCTTCTTGACCTTTGATACCCTTAATGAACCATAAATAATAAATGCCATAAGAATTAAAACAATAAAGAATAACCTGTTTACCGATTCAATCGCCCTATTCTTTGGATGAAATTTCTCCATCATTCCCCTCCATTTCTATTATGCCAAGAATCACAGTTAATCCATCCTAAAAAATAACAAAGTAGACATAATAAAATAATGTTCATTCCCCCTCCATTTCTTACTGCGTTTACGATACTAAACACTTGTTTACTTGCGGTGATTAGGTTGTTACCCCATTAAAGCTGATTAAATTAATCGCCAGAGCCATTGCCATAGCCATAGCCAGAGCCATCGCCATCGCCATTGCCATAGCCATCGCCAGAGCCATAGCCATAGCCATCGCCATTGCCATAGCCA